CACTTTTGCAGCAGCATCATAGGTAAAGCCACCCACACCACCTAGTAAACCACCGACCCAATCAACGGAGAGAATCTTCGATGTAGCATCATACGTCCAGGCCCAGATGCCCCAATCGACGCTGGTCACCTTTGCCGCCGTGTCGATGGTCACGTCGCCACCGGTGAATTGCCCCACCCCTGCCAGCAAGCCGCCGACAGTATCGCCTTGACTGGACAACAGGTTAAATGTGGCATAGGCCCGCGTGGCCCGTTCTTCCAGGCCAGCCAGCGCCCCACCAATATAGTTGCCGATGCTGTCACCCCAGGCCCGTAGATTCTCCTTGACCGCTGGGTTAGTCACAAACTCAACAAAGCGCTGTAGCGACGGCTGGATAGCTTCAAAGGTGCCACGGAAGAACTCACGCAGTCCGATACTTTTGAGGTCAGACAAGGAGGAGATGAGGCCGGAGAAGGTGTTAGCCTGGCGTTTGGCAGCGCCGCCGAAATCTTTTTCCAGCGACTGAATAAGCGCTTCCACAGCAAGGTCAGCCGGGACGAGCCCCTTTTCAATCATCTCCGTGATCTTGGCCGTGGAAACGCCAAAGGCGTTAGCCAAAATGCTCCGGGCGTTGATACCCGCTTCGCTGAGTTGATTCAGTTCCTGCGCACTAACCTTGCCACGTGCCTGGATTTGACCCAACGCCAGCGAGATTCTGTCCATCATGGCGCCGGTAAAGCCAGCGCCGGTGGCAAAGTCCACCGTCGCCTGCGTCAGCCGCATGGCTTGGTCGCTGGTAAAGCCGTAGGCTTGGGCCAGACGAAAGGCGCTAGAGATTTCGGTGGATTCAAAGGGCGACTGAACGGCTAGGTTCTCAATCCACCCCAGCACCTCTTGCGCACGCTCACCAGACAGCGCAAGCGCCTCGCTCATGTTATCAGCGCCGCCAGCGACAATTAGCTCCTGTGCAGCGAAGGTTTCCAGCGACATGGTGAGGCGCTCATAGTCGCTGTAGATACTCAGCGCCTCACCACCCAACCCCACAACGCTGCTGGCAATGTTGCGGATGCCATTGGCAATGAGGTTGCCCCCGGCAACATTGAACATTTGTCCAAAGTCAATACCGCGCAGCGCACTGTATGCCCCGGCTTGCAGCCTATGAATGCTGTCATTGACCTTGCGAATCCCCGAAATCGCATTGCCGATGTCCGCAGAAAACCGAACTCGTAAATCTGCTACGGTTGTCACTTGCGCTGCCTCATTGCCGACTCTACCGCCGCATCAATCGATTCGGCAGAGAGCGCCCAATTCATCCATAAAACAGGCTGTTCGGCCAGTTCCCACGGCGCAACGTGCAGGTAACGCGCCGCCCGAATCAATCGATACCAATCCTGCATTTCGCCCAAGGCTTCGTCGGTTAGAAGGAACCGGCGGATTGCTTGGACTTCTTCCCGTTTGGGACGTTATCGTCCTGGATAGCACTAAACACCATATCCAAGAAGCGCACCGGCAATTCGCGCAAGGTGTCTTCATCCACCGGGTAAGGCTCTCCCTCCTCGCCGGTCAGATCCCAGGAGACCAGGGAGAGCGACAGAGACTTTGCCAGCGCCGCCCCAACCCGCTGCTGTTCTACCAGGTCGATGGCCTCGTCATGGCGGGCAGGCGTCAACACACCGGGGCGATAAACGACGTTGAGTGTTTCGCCTTCGCCCAGGTCAATAGCCAAGGGCCGTTTGTCTTTCAGTAGATGCGAAATTTTTGCCATATTTCTCCTACAGTGCCGTTAGGGTGTTGGTAATTTGAAATTCCATCGCTTTACCCCAGGCAGCATCATGCACCGGCGTGAACGTCCACTCAATGGCATACAGGCCATCTTCGTCGGAGAAATCCGAGACATCGGAGACGATGCCGCACAGGTCGTGCTGGAAGGTGTAGAAATAGGTGGAGGCAATAAGCGCACCCATTCCCTTGACCCGGATAAAGGCTTTTGTGCCATTGCGCATTTCGGTCAAGCGCGCCATGCCGATCGCGTCCGCCGCCATCTTCAGCTTAAGCTTTGGGTCTAGTTTCTTCTCGGTGTAGGTGGTGAAACTGGTTTGCGCCGAATCGACCGCCCATACAGGGCTGTAGCGGTCGCCGGTTTCAAAGTCAATCTCTAACACACGCAGCAGTTTGGTTGTACCCAACGTGCCAAAGGTATGATCTAGATCAACTTCAAAATGCGTGGGCATGGCAGGGATAAGCGCAACGGCAGTTGGAGAAGCTGTCATCGTGATACCATCACTGATGCGCTGACCGATCATGCTGCCCTTGATAGTCGCCTCTTTCCGGTTGATACTGTAGCCCAAATTATTGACAAGGCCATGTGTCAGCTTGTGTGCGCGAAATGCAGATCCCGATTCCACAGTATAGGATTTGATTGTATCCTCTGCCGTTTGCGACATGGTCGATGTCCACTTGTAGGCTGCCGTGGTGGCCTGCTGCGCTGGCGCGGCAAAGGCGATGCCCCCCGCCATCAAATATGTCCAATCAGTGTAGGTCAACGGCCCGGAAATCTTCGCCTCTGACCACTCCTTGCCCAACGTGGTCACGGTCGAAAACTTTTGTCCGAAAGGTCGATAGGTGTTAACTTCGGCCTTGATATCAACTTCAATATTGGTGCCAAGTAGTAATCTATTAGCCGCTACAGATGTTCCCATCGTCGTTTCCACGCCTAGTTGGGTAGTCTGTAGCAGTGTAGCTCGTTCAGGCATTTAGCTCACTCCTAACCGCATAACGCTTTTGCGGTTCTTGTTCAACGCTTCGTACTGCCGCACGACAATCAGTTCGGTTTCGCCCATGCCGTTGGTTGCGGCCCTGATGTCGTTCACGTCCATTTCGTCGTAGCCAGAAAAAGGCGGTGTTGGCGGCTCGTCTGTGGTGACAAGAAACTCATTCTTCAAGCGAGTTTGCACCTCATCTGTGAGCGCCACCGTTGCCACAATGGCACTTGCCACGAACACCTCCCCGCCAGGATGGGCAGGGTTCTTTTCCCACAATGCAACACGGTTTTCCACGTTAGACTTAACGGTAATGTAGTCCATTCGCTAGGACTCCTGTACAATGATTCTGTAAATGCCGCCCAAGTGGTTGTAGCGCACACCATTTGACAGTTCGGGATAGCTAATCGGCTGCTCACGCACGCAGGCCAGGATACTGCCACCAACAACGCTACCGCTGGCGCGCTGTAGAAGCGCATCAATCCGGTTTGCAATCGGCGCAATCGCCGCCATACTCAATCCCTGGCCGATGGCCTTGATCTGGTACAGGCCGCTATTGAAGATGCGGTAATTACCCACCTCCGCAATGTCCTGCCCCCCTTGGTACGCGTAGACCACAAAAGGCGTGAGCGTTCCTGCCGGCGCAACGTAGCTGTAAATACGTGTTCCGACCAGGCTAATCAGCGTGGCATCAGTGGAAAGCTTGCTATAGAGCCACTGGTCAGCGTAGACAACCTCTATCACGCCGCTCTCTCCATAGCGTCATTCATGCGCTGGATGAAAGGCCCGCGCAACTGCTCCGCCGCCGGCGTCATGTAGGGTTGTGGCACCATGTGGACAGTCCCGTACTCAACATAGATGGCATAATCGACCCCTGGCCCCACTACCCAGGATAGTTCCGTCTCCGGTTGCGCCTGGATGGAAGTGCGCAGCGCTCCGGTGTCAACAGGCGCTTTGGTTTTCGCCAGCGCCTCACACTGTAAGGCCGTCGATTTGACTACCCTGGCCGCCGCCTGGCGCATTCGTGGATCCATCGCCGGGAGACGGTTGGATAGAATCTTGATTTCCCCAAAGGCCATTACACCACCTCCGTTGCCAGTGCCCGCCGCGAAATTTCCCAACTATGCGCCTGAGCCTTATCCACCTCGAACAAGCGGGAACCGATGGCGATCACATCTTTTTCAGTCACATCCGTAGCGTAGGGCAAGGTGACAACCCAGCCGCTGACGTTCGACGCCCTGTCCGCCGTCACCTTGTCCTGTTTGTCCTGTGGCTGGTTCGACCGTGGCATGAGCCGACAGGCGACTGTTGCTACATCGGCCCAGGTCTGGGTTTGCCCTCCTGCGCTGTCACTGACTGGTGTTGCCCGCCGGATAGTGCAACTATCTGACAAGGCTTTGTCCGCCGTGGCGCGCATTCGGGTAAGTTCACTACTGGTAAAGGCTCTCATCGGTCAGGTATGGGTCACTATGTTTTATGCTGCCCAGGCTGATGGTAGCGGAGAAGAGTTCCATGTACCCCCGATCTACCGCTTCGCCCTCAGCCCGTTCCAACGCCGCTACGCACTGCTGATGAAACTGTTGACGCTCAAAGGTGGCCCCATCTGCTGTGAACTTGATGTCCGCCGCCGTCGCCGCCACCAGCGCCCGCCACGCCTCTGCTCTGGCAAGACAGCGCAACTTGGCAATGTCCGTCGCTAGGGCAATGTCGGTCACGCCGTAGGCAACCAGCGCATCGTTAGCAGCCTCGGTGAAGTTCACCGCTGTCCAGCCAACCGCGCCGGCCACGTTCGCCGTGACCGATAACATGTAATCGCGTAGGGAGATCTCGGTGTAGCTACTCGGTATTGCCATCAGCCTCTTCCAGATGGAAATGCTTCATGATGGCCTTGATGGAAGTCTTGGAGAGTCCCTCGATTTCAAGGATCTCCCCAATCCGCGGCCCCGGTTCTACCAGTGCCAGCGCTTCCAGAAAACCGGCAATGGCCTTCAACTGCTCTAGTCGCTCGACCTCTGGGTCACGGTGTGACACGGCAAGCGCTTGCGCCTGGTCGCCGAGTTCGTACCGTTCTGCCAGTGCTTTTGCCGCCGCTAGAATGCGGTCAGTCGCCGTTGCCGATTCGTAAATCAGGATCTTCGGGTGCATTCCTCACCTCATTAGCCCATCGGACTGCTGTAGTTGGTCGGCACGGCGTACGTAGCATTGCCGATTCTGGTCACAGCCGCGCCTACCCGATTCCAAGCGCCGAAGCCCGCCTTGCGCATATACTGCGCTTCCCAGAACGGATGATCATCTCGCTCGGCAACCTGCTTGAAGCCTTGCAACTGCGGTTCCATCTCCTGGCGCATAGCAAGCGAACGTTCGCCGCCAGTAGTCAAGCTAACAATGTAATTGCTCGGCAAAGAGCGCCACTCGGCAATCCAGACCCGCTCGGCGTGATAGCCGAGAAGCTGACCGGGAAGCTGCACACCCAGATTGCCCACCAGTTCGGTTTGCCCGCTGCCCAACCGCAGATTGCCGTCTGCCAGAGGATAGAAGTTGGACAGCGCCTCAACCGCCGTTTTTAGGTTCGACGGAATGAGTGCAATCACTTCCCCGCTGTTTTCGGGATGTTCGGTCAATTCGGTGTAGATGGTCGCAAAGGGGTCATTGCTGTTATCAATGGCGTTAGCTTGCCCCCAATAGTGATTATCGGTCGCCGGCATATCAGCGCCGGTCAAAATCTGGTAAGTGTCCGTATCGCCGTTGGCAAGTCCCTTTACGCTCAAACTGCCATGTTCAGGATCGCTGAACGTCCAGGCGGCATTGGCGTAGAGCGCGGCTAGAATGTGGTCACGCATCCACCGAATATCGGCATTAGTCAGCGTGTTGATGGTGTTGTTGGCTTCCGCTACGGTCATCTTGACCCGTGCTTCATAGGTGGCCCCCCAGGCCGTCCCGCCGCGCTGAATCGGCCATGCGACTTCGTAATAGCCTGCCGTCTGAATGGGGCGCGCTCTCCCAACCTCATCAATAGGCTGCAAGCGAGCGGCCACAGAAGATAAATAGCGTTGCTTGAACTTGGTCGTCGGCATGACGAAGAGGCTCATAAGCGCATCCATTTGGCGGTTGTGTTCGGTCAGCGTATTCTGAATGGCGCGATTTACTACTTCGACGCCAATTTCGGTGACACGCTGTGAAAAAACTTGTTGCAGGTCATAGAACCCGTAAGCAACAGCATTTGGCATAGTTCACACCTCTCTTACAGGTCTACGAACAGCAGTTTGTCTGCCGCCGTACCTAACGCCTGGCTGTCTGAGCCAACGACACGCCCCACCACCGTGGATACGGTACCAGCGGCATCGTCCAACCGGCCATCGGTGTTGGACAGGAAGACAGCGGCATCCCAGGCAAGGGCGTCCAGCGTAAAGCCGTCCAGCACACCCTTGCGGATGGCCGTCACCGGTTCCCCAGTCGCCACGGTCGCTTTCGCAATGCCGTAAACGCGCGCTTCGGGAGCGGTAGACGCATTGGCATTCGTAAATCTTCCGTTGGCGACATCGATACGCACCGGCGCACCGGCGACAATCGCTTCCGCCGCGACATGCGTATCCTGAATGATGCTCTCTACAACCCGGATTTTCCCGGCTACAGTGACTGCGATAACAGCCATGATCCACTCTCCTAGAAGGTACTCTGCAGATGCGATTGAGCGCGCCGCCGAGCTTCTGCAACCTGTTCGGCTGTGGGCGCTTGCTGCTGCTTTGGCGTAGCAGGAACCCCCACGCTGCTGGTCAGCTTGTCGCCGTTGGTTGCAATCCAGGTCAACTGCTCATCAACTGGCAGCTTGTCCAGTAGACCATGCAGATGCTCCGGTACGCGTTTCCGCTGTTCCGTGAGCATGGCCGTCAGCGCTTTTTCATAGCGCTGCGCTCTGGCCTGTTCAGCCTCGAATTTGCCGGTCAGGTCGGCGGTGGAAGCTTCCAAGTCGGTCAGCGCCTTTGCCCGCTTTTCGGCGAGTTCCTGATACTTCTGCTGTTCGGCCAAAGATTTCGCTTCAGCCTCCTCGCGCGCCTTCTGGGCAGTCACTTCCGATTTCTTGCGCTCACGTTCCAGCCGGTCAGCCAGCCGCTTGTCTATCGCATCCTGAAACTCTTTTTCGTCTTTGAAGACAGCAAAAGGCTTGTTATCCCCGCCTGTTTTACCGGAGGCGTCATCCGTGTTTTGCTTGCCGTCTTCCGATCCCCCATTGCCTTTGTCGGCTTCGTAGAGGAGGTTTTTCCAAATAAGCATGTCTTACTCCCTGGTTTAGACCGTCCCAGTTTGACGTAAAAGAAAAAGCGGCGGAAGCAACAGATGTCACTCTGTTGCTTCCGCCGCTTGGTTTCCCTGATGGCGAGTTATGTAATTAGCGCACGGCTTTACTCACCATGCAAGTAGCGAAGGATGGAATCGAACCATCGACCTATAGGTTATGAGCCTATCGAGCTACCCCTGCTCTACCTCGCTATGTGTTCAGTCGTTCAATCGCACCCACAATCACGTAAGGAATGACCGCCAGCCCGATAGCGCCTAATATGGCTGTTTGTCCATCGGCCCCCGGTGCCGCCAACGTCGCCAACAAAATGATGAAAGCCAGAATGCTGGTAATCGCTGACAACCATTTTAGAAACTTCATCGTTGCTCCCTACGCTTTTTTCCGGTCAACAGCGGTGGATAGCCTAATAATTTGCGCAGCGTGTGAAGGCGCCTAATCAGCATCATGTGTTCATCTTCCAAGTCTGCGCGACTAACCCAAACGTGGCCCTGCGGTGATGGTGCGGTGTTGCCATCTATTGTAGCACAGTTTTTGTCAATTTGCAATAGCCTAGTTTCCACTGATCAACTCCCGTAGCGGTGTGGGTTGCACCGAATCGCCCCATGTTGCATTTTGTCGCACAGTTACGAGTGCATCCAGGTCAAAGCGCCCTTGCTGCCATGCCTCAAATCGCCCCTGTCCCAAAATCGAGCGTTGCGTAGACGGCGGCTGTTCTTGGAACCAGTCCTGACCTGTCTGCCAGGACACAGGCGGTAGGCCATCAACAACAGGAAGCAGTGCGCATCTGCCCTGCGCATGTTCCCGCAATGGTTCATCCAGCCTGTATAGTTCGCCGTCGCTGAATAGACACGCCGGACAAGTCCGCCTGTCCTTTGTCGCCAGCCGCTTGTACCCACTGACCACGCCACTTTGCTGGTAGGTCATCCGGCTTGATTCACGGAAGACGCGCAACTGCTCTGTCCGCGCAACAACCATCATGTGATTGAGTGACTGCGATAATCCCTGTCGCATCATTGCCCACGCTGTAGCCCGTGGATTCTGCCCCAGCGCCGTGGCGCGTATCAACTGATTGAGCATCCCATCGGCCCCGGCGCCGTAGCTATTTTGCAGTACGGTACGCAACGGGGAGCCATCACCGGCAAGCCCAATCATGTTTTCAACGGCGGATACGGGCAGGATGTCAAAGGCGATTCTAACACCCGCGTCAGTCGCCACGGCTTGAATCGCCTGCCCTGCTTGCGCAATCCCCGCTTGCGCCATCGCTTGCATCTGCTGCTGCTCTTGACGCAACATGGCCTGCTTGTTGGCTGTCATAATGTCAACTACGAGCGGTGGCATTGACTACCTCATTGCTTTCCTGGTCAAACGCCGTCTGCGCATTCAGGAGCGCCGTCCCCAGGCCGCTGGCCTGATTGACCTGTTCCTGCTGGCGCTCCGTCTCCATCTCATCACGCTCCGCATCGCTCCACCCAGCGCGCCGTGTCGCCGTCTGCATGGGGACGCCGGCACTAACATAGGTTTGCGTAATCTGCGCTCGTTCCAGTTCGGCCATCGTCAGCACGGGGCGCTCTTTGAACGTGTGAGCAAAGTCATCGGCCTCATAGCTACCCAGACCAGAAAACAGCCCCGTTGCCTGCCCAATGGTCAGCGCCATCTGTTGCGCCCGGATGAGCGCCGCTTCTGCGTTGCCACGCGCTTCAGTCAGCCGGTCTACCGCCGCTTCCATCAGGTAGCGAATCGCCACGCCAGATAGGTCGGTGCGCTCCTGTAATTCGCTGTAGGTCATTTCGGGCAGGTCGCGGCGGATTTCCGCCATCATATCGCGTAATACATTCAAGGCGCTATCGTAGTTGAGCGCTGGCACGAGCGCATTGAGTGCCGTCGCCCCCGGCATTCTAACCACATCATCGGTCGCCGGGTCGTCGCTCAGTTCCAACGCAGTCCCGTCGCTGCTGTTCAGTCGCGGCGGTGGTAGCGGTCGCCCACTACTATCCATGCCACCCGCCGACGCCGCCCACAGCGGTTTGTTGTAGCGGAAGAGCATTTGGTGTAGTCGTGTCGCTTGCCGGTTCGCCTCGTCAATTTTGTCAATGGCCGGGGTAATCGCCGCCATACCACGCTCGTCGCCGATGTGAATGAACGGCTGCCAAACAACAGGGATGAAGTCAATGCCAAACGCCCCGAACGGCTGTTCACTGGCTGGCGTACCCAGTTGCCCCAGGTCGGTCGCTGCGCCCTTCCTATGTTCCCACCGACGAAAGAGCATGGTTGATTTATCCCAAACCTCGGTGAGCGTATAGCTTTCCGTCTTGCCGTCTTGATTGCGTCTCACCTGCGGCACGTCGATACGGACATAGGTCAAGTACCCCCGTTCATCAGCGCTGAAATCCGTCACGGTCTGCGGTTCCAGATTTTGAAGGTAAACGAGGTTGACCCTGACACCATCACTCCTGGTTGCCACTTTCAGGAACAGATCTCCATACATGGGAAAGGAGCGCGCCACGCTCTGTTTCTCGCTGTTCCAGTTCGACCACTGCCACAACCGTTCAATGGCCGGAACGATGCGCTGATTGTCCGTTTCGATGGGGAGCGCATGGGGCAAGGTTCCCGGCCAGAGCTTGGCAGAGTAGAAACTGACCACCCGATAGGCCGGATTGCGCAAAGGACGCAGGCTATCTTTGCGCAATCCCATGCCGGTTAAGGTGGCGCGTAGCACATCATACAGTCCATTACTGAGAACGTAGGCGCGCAAGTAATTGTACTGATCTGTCCACGGTGCCGCCTGGTCGCCTTTACGTTGCGCCGTGAGCGTCACGTAATTCCACCACGCACTGTAGGAATTGAAAGCACCGATTAGCGTCGCCATCTATCTACCGTTCCTTGCCTGCCAACCTTCGGCCAAAAAATGTTCTAAGAAGATGATGCCACTAGTAAACACATCAACCATATCATCATGCGCTGCGTTCGGGAACATCCACAACTGGCCCCGCTCTGGGTCAATAAAGTCGCTGTACCAGTCCGCATTGTCATCCGTCGGCCAGGGCAGTTGAACGCAATCCCGCTCACACCACACCGACGCCAGCCTGGCCCGATACTCTTTTGTACCATGCGGCTGAAACTCAGTAATCATCTCTGCCAGCCATGCCGGAGCGCTCATGCGCAGCGTCTGTATGCTGGTTGTGCCGCTGCCCTTGTCCTCGATAATCACAGCCCTGAGCTTGCCATCCCTGTTCCAGCGCTTGGCGTCTTTTTCCATGCGCACCGGCAACAGCGCTGCCTGTATCCGCTCTTGCCACATGGAACGCACCGCCAGCCGGTAATCCGGCCACAACTCCCACACGCAGCAGGCGGACGGATCGTTGTGCGACTTATCCTTGAACGCCGTATCGTAGACCAACCAGCGGGCAATGACCTTGTTGCGGATGACCGAATCGCCCAGGTCATAGCGGTTGCGCCCCTGGTCAACTACCCACCAATCCTTCTTGAAGATGCCACCCTCGGCACTGGTCGGTCGCTGTTGCAGTTGCCCTGACGCATCGCTGCCCAGCCGCTTTTCCAGGTCGGCCACCTCTTTTTCGTCGTAGCGCTCCGGGCAAAGCAATTCGTTCGGCTCGGTTCGGGGATCAGCCTTGCCCAATGCCGTCACGCACGGAATGCCCCCGAAACGCATGGGAAAGACCAGGTGTTCGTAACCTAACCCCTCACTGAGCAGATAGCCGGTCACGTCTCGCTCATGCAGGCGCTGCATGATGACCACCTCGGTACTGTCCTTGCTCATTTTGCGCGTCGGCCAAACTGTGCTAATCCATTCGATGGTGCTTTCCCGTTGAGCGTCGCTCTTGATGCCATCGGCGTTTTGCGGGTCATCCAAAATGCGTACATCCCCACGTTCGCCAGTGACAGAACCGCCAACGGAGAGCGCCACCCGAAAACCCGCCTTGTCATTCTCGTAGCGGGTTTTTTGATTCTGCTCAGTCGAAAGCCGGAAGCGGTCGCCCCATTGCTCTTGATACCATTGCGATTCAAGCAGCCGGCGCGTCTTCAGGGCGTCACGGGTCGAGAGCGTCTGTGCATAAGCCGCTGTCAGGTAGCGCCGGTGTGGGTGCTGAATCCAATCCCACGCCGGCCAAAAAACAGAAACGAGCAAGCTCTTCATCATCCCCGGCGGCACGTTGATAATGAGGTTCTTGATTTCGCCCCGTGTCACCGCCTCTAGATGGTCACAGATAACATCCACATGCCAACCGTGAATGTAGTCGGTCGCCGGTTCCAAAACATGCCATGCTTGCCGCACAAACTCAGCCAGCCGCTTCTGCGCCGCCTCCGTCGCCTTGTCCTGAATCCTTGCTGTCCCCGGCAAGAGCCTCGATAATCCTGATTGCCTTATCTGTTGCGACACCGTGCAAGACGGCAAGATCAGCGGCGTTCTGAGTATGGAGCCAATCTTCTTTGCCGAACTGGATCGCTTGGAGTCGTAGCGCATTTAGAATCTCACGCAGGTAGCTCAACAGCATATCGCCAATTTCGTAGCGCTGCTCCTGCCCAACCGCCTGCCCTAACTTCGCCGCGCTCTTCCAGGTGCGAATGGTCGCCGGTGGAATGTTGTACTCTTTGGCGACAGCGCTCACCGCCTGACCAGCCAACAACGCAGCCATCACCGCCGCCTTGGTCGAGTCATCATAGCTCTGGCGTGCTGCCATGCTTGCCTTCCTTTAGTTTGTCGTCGCCGTTGCCCAATGCCCGTTTCCGTATCCCCGATGGCCAGTCGCAGCTCCTCCAGATCGGTGCCAACCTGTTCCGGGTCATAGGTCACGAGTTCCGTGTTGACGTAATTCATAAATCTATCCCTTCGACTGACAAGCGGTTCTTGTCGGTCGAAACTATGCCCCCGGCAAATTGAACGGAATCACGACGCCGCCGAGACTAAATTCGCTGAACGTGCCACCGCTGTGGGTGCTGAACAATCCGTACCGCGTGTTGTTGATAATACTGGTGTCGGCGACCGTCTGGTCAGTTCCGCGTTGAACGCCGTTGTACCAAAGTTGAAAAGTGTTGCCCGATGGTCGGCGGATCTCGATTTGAGCGTTGGCAACAAAGGCCACGGTCACACGCGGGACAACGTTGGTGCATATACCTGCAACGCATTTATCCAGCGTCACGCCTGTGCCATCATGGTAGGCGTTTAAGAAACTTTGCGGGCTACTGGCACTGTCCAGTAGTGCCACAACGCCGGACTGTATGCCGCTGGTCAGCGTGACGATCTTGGCCGCGGCGGTCTGGTTGGACGATGCTCCGGCGATGGTAGCGAGCAGTTGCGTCAGGGGAAGTTGAGTAAGTGTGGCATCATCTACGAAAAATTCCATAGCGGTTGCAGCACTGGCGTAGACATATATGCCAGTGCTGCCAGATGCAAAGCGAAATGTAGCCATTGACTGTTGCCAATCCGTTGTTGAATTGACGTTTTTTGCCAGCGCTCCATTCGCCTGTACTGAAATTCTGACGCTACCTGTGTTGTGTTTCCCCCACACGCTAGCCATGTACCATTGTCCAGCGACCAAAAACGCATTTTTATATTGATAGATACCCGCTCCACTGGCTGCTGTATTTAATTTTTGTGCGGCGCTGCCGCTACGTGGTGCGGTGGTTTCCACTGCGACAACTTCACTACCAATAACCTTTAGCCAGCCATTAGCCAACCCTTCCGTAAAAGTTCCCTCGAAATCACCATTGGTCAGCAACTCGCTGCCCAACGTCGGCGTATTGTACGCGTTGCCAGCGCTCACGGCCCACGTTGCACCCGTCCAGGCCGGCAACGCCACGCCACCAGGCGCGAACATCGGCAAAAACCCATTGCCTAGCATCAGTTCAGCGCCTCCTGCACATCCGCCGCGCTCACGACGCCCAACCCCAGCGTCATGGCAATCGAATCGCCGGGGATCGTCGCCGTCCATGCGGGATCGGGTTCGGTTGCCTGCATGAGCGCCGTCAGGGCGGCAAGGCTCTGCTGACTCAAATCAGGCGCGGCAATCGCCACGTACATTTGTAGCGCAACGCGGTCGCCAGCCTCAGCGGCCTTCTGCACATCATCCCGATAGCCGGGGATCATGTACAATGCCCGCGCCTCTGCCGCCGTGATTGCGCCGAATAGGTCGCGGATGCCCAGGCGCTTGGCAACCTGCTGCTGTGGCGTTGGATTCGCCACCTGTGGTCGCTCGTTGAAAAGCGCCGCCACAGCGGGATAATTGTCGCCCAGCGCCTGCATGGCGACGTTGCTATCGATTTCTGCTTTGATAATGTCTTTCCGTGCCATAAGCCCCTCCCCATACTCTCCGACCGACAATAGGCGATTATCCGCCGAAGTCAATCAAATACCACCACAGCAGTATCCCGCCCTCAGACGTTGTTGCGGGCAATCTCAGCGTGAATGATGTTTTTGCGTGCCATGTCCCCCCATCAGGCCGCTGGCTCAACGCGGTACCATATGAAGTATCTGCCAGGCACAGTCGTCGCCAGGTCGATGATTACCGCCGTATTCTCAGCACCAACGTATTCTACATCCACCGAACGAAGACCATGCGCCTTCGTCGCAACGATAACACCATCGAATACGACAGAGCCAATTTTTAGCAGCATTGTATTATCGCCGTCCGCCGTGGCCTGCCATTGCCACCCCTCCACAATATTTCGCAATCCGTCACCGGGGGACGCTACCACGACAGTGCCCCCGGATTGCGAAATGATCCCCGTTACCGGCGCTGCTTTTGTGCCGATAACGGCGTTGATTTTGGATACCTGAGTTGCAATCATCGTCCCTCCAACATCGGTAAGTCAACGCCATAGGCCATCGCCACGATGATAATCAGCGCTACGCAGATGACCAGCCATGTGCGCCCTTTGGCGTCCAGTCCCGCCCAGGCTCCCTTAATCAAGTTGAGCATGTTTATTACCCCCAGCGTAGAAAAATTTCGATGACGAGAATCGCCACCATCAATGCGCTGGTCAACAGCAACCAAGTGCGTTGCCGCTCCTGTTCGTTTATGATAGCCGTAAGCCTGCTCTCAAGATGCCTTACGTTATCAATCAAGCCGCTACGCTGATAGCGGCCATCGCCAGTCAGCACCTTTGTCAGTTCGGCTATCTGTTCGGATAGCGCCTGTACCGATTCCAAATCTTTCTGTGACATCCTCTGTCCCCCAACAGGACTAGGGAAATAACGCAGAGGCGTTGTACCGGCTGGTGCCGCCGTCTGTACAGCCTGCAATATATTCCCGACATTTGAGTAGTTTCGCGCCACTAATCGCGCGGTACGCCAGGCTGCAATGTCGGCTATTTCCGTGATGTAGGCGTAGCAATCATGGCTATACAATTTTTGCAATTCATCAATGAAAAGCAGCGATTCGCATGAGTTGAAAAAGCTCCACTCAATGGCAGCGGTCGATAGATATTGCGCCAGCGTGCGGACGGCCATCGTTCGTCCATCCGCTACTACCCCCGCTGCCCCACTATGGCCCACGAACCAAAAGCCCTCAATCGGCTCATCGACGGCCTCAACACATTGCCTCAGCTCATCCTCACTATGCGCCAGCAAGGGCCGGTGGAAGCAATTAATGAGCGCCGCCACCTCACTGGACTGTTGCGCCAGATCTGGCTGTGGTGGAGCGAAGATGAGGATGCTCACGCCGCCTCTTTCATCAGGTCAGCAATCCGCCGCACCCAGGCAAGGCCAAAATGCTGCCAGGTGTTCAGTCGAGTGTAGAAGTCCAGACGTAAGGCCATGTAATGTGTAGCATTGCCGCCTGACTGTTGTAGCCACTGTTGCGCTTTGCCTACACCGGCATTGACAGCGCTGTCCAGGTGGATAAGCGCCAATGGCCAGGGCAACTTGTCAGCGCCGGAAGCCTGCCAGTAGTCGCGCTCGTAGATGGCAACGGCTTGCTCTTTGGTCAGGTTGCGAATGTCCAGGTCATGATATGAGCGCTGACTGATTCCGAAGTTGGTTAATCCACCGGGATCATTGGGATTATCGGCAAGGCCACCTTCCCAGCGCAGCACAAAGGTAATGGCTTTTTGCCAGTCGCTCCGCTGATCCTTCGATGATCCTTCGCTGATCTCCGGCTTTTCCCGACTCACCCACTGCGCAAACACGTAGCCGGTAGCGCCTTCGTGTTGGACCGTCAACCAATCACCAGCGTTACCCAGCACGGTCAGTTCGTCGCCACACTTCAACATGCGGAGGATGTCGCCGTTAGTTGATGGTAAATTGCGCAGATTTAGCCCAGCAGGAGCAGACACGTAGCCCGTCCAGCCCTGTGGCTGTGTTTGCGCTGGTCGGTTGCGCACTTCGCCAGCGTAAGCCAGCAGAGCAGGGTATAGGTCGGGCAAGTCAAAGGATGACCACGGATGACTGTAATCAGATGAGTATATCTGTAAGCTGTGAATGCGCTTGTCCTGCAAGAGCGATTCGTGGTACTCCCTAATTTGAGCAGCGTATTGATCTGCGGAAAGCCACCCGCGCCACCCGCGCCGATCAATGTGAATGTTGCCATCCTTGACGAATCTATCAATGCCATATTCCCCGACGATGATGCGTACATCCTGCCACGGACATTGCAGGTAACGCCCACACCACCAGCGCCGGTTTTCAGCCGGCCCAGCGATGTCGTGATATTCGTGCAGAAACAGATAATGGCGCCCGTGGATTAGCGCAGCGTGTACCGGTTCGTATGGCGTCCAGTTCGGCGGCGTGTCGGTGCCAGTGTTAGCAGGCCAGCCCACCGACAAGTTAAGCGCCCCGGCTGTCATACCCAGTTTTGCGCAGGCGTCCAGAAAAGCCACGGTGTAATCGACGGTCTGCTGTAGGTGATTCCATACTTCAGGCTCATTGATACCCAGCACGACAATTTGTTCTGCGGGGGGAAACGGCAAATTGCGCCGCTTCGCTTCGTTGCGTAGCTTCTCGATGTGGCCGTACCATTCCTGCGCATGGCGTCGCCCTGTAAACGTCGGGTCTGCGGCCATATCGCTTTTCTGCTCACTCATGGCGTGTGAGCGCAAGACGATCAGCGTGTTAGGTGCGGCCTGATAAGTGTCGCTGATCCACTGCACGTCGGGCACGTCACCCGCCACGAGTTTGACGCTAGGCGGCTGAAGACGGCGGATATAGTCCAGGTCTTCTGGCCGTCCATGCGTTTTAATCCAGTGAACACCGATTTTATGATTCATTGTTTCGACCCGCTACCACAAGGCACGCGGCGAAATAGCCGCCGATAATCCAAGCAATCATTGAACCGCCTTCTTAATTGCATCAAAACGGCCATCCGTCAGCGCCTTGTACGCGTAGAACGTCGCTTCAAGCGACGCCAATCGCTTTGCAAAATCATCTGACGGCGGATCAACCGGCTTCACCGCCTCGTGGGTGACGGTACAGGCGGCCAGCGTGCCATCGGCGTTTTTCTCGCGCAATTCGGTGCGCGAGTTCTCAGTGTTACCGGTGCGCGCTCCCTTGGTTGGGCAGATAAACACGTATCCATTGCTTTGCCTTGCGGCAAGCCTGCTAAGTCCACTGGCAGCGTTAATTTCCAGTCTGACAGGTCTATCATGTCTGCCTCCGAAACAAAAAAAACGCACACCACCGTCTGGCGATGATGTGCGCAGTGAGTACAACGGCTATCGATATGATAGCACGATATGACTCTATACGTCAATATCTAGTTTGCAAATTGATCCATAGGTCATCTTATCGACACAGCGCCGCTCTCATCTGGCAACCGCTCGCAACCGTCCAGCGTCCACCGCAGTTCGTTCAACTCCTGACGCACTGGCCTCGGTAGCAAACGCAGCGGTTCCCCGCTCAACAGCCGGCTATGTAGACTGACAGTCAACTCCACATCGTAGCGGCAATACTCAAACGCCTTGCGCACCAGGGCAGAATCGCCGCTGCGCAACCACTCAGCCGCCTTCTGCCCATTAGCCAACTTGCCACGGCCCAGTTTCCACTGACACACATCTTCCAGCTTGTACCAACGCCCCGTTGTGCGTCGGATTTCGGCAAAGAGGTCAATGGTTGCCGGTTGAGTCGTGTCCCAAACTGCCCAACCGGATTGATGGTAGATGATGGGTAAATCAAAATCGGCAATGTTCCAACCGACAACCGGCGCATGGGTGGACAGGTAGCGCCACAGATCTAAAGTCTCACTCGCTGCCCACTCCTTCCAGCAATCGGTATCAGCGCAGTAGGTCACAGCACAGCCGAAACGGATAGCCTTTAGCTGCTCAGTGCGTGGTAGCGCCTTGATGTGTTCGTCTTGAAAAAAGTCCAACGTTTCTATATCCAGGTAGATCATGATTTCCCCTTTCGTTGATAGCAGTCGATGATTCTATTGTATCAAATTTGCTCCCCGTATGGATGGGGAGTTTTTTAATCTCTAAATTCCTCTATCTTTTGCGCACCATGCACCCCGCCGTGGCACTTATCGCATAGGGTGATGGTGTCTAACAACTCCATTGCCATACCAACAAGCCACCACCGATTAAACCAAACGTAGCTTGCGTGATGGATTTGTAAACGCTTGGTTGCATGACAAGCACGACACCGGTAGTCATCCAAGAATAAGCGCCAGCGCCGAATCCAGCGCCAGCGCCTTGATTGTAAATAGTCGGGATACACTCTATAAATACTCATTGCCAATACACCACCAGGACGCCGACGATAAACAGGATCGCCAAAGACACCTCAATCAACGGTAGGCAGCCACATCCATTACCGATGATACCATTAGCATCATCGCCAGTATACTCAACTGTAACACGACTCGCCCTTGATCTTCCCAGCATTAGCCCTCCACTAATCGATACTCGCTACCATCATCACCAGACGAATTGCGAATGAACCCAGCCGCAACCAACTTGGGCAAGCGGCCCGTGACCTTGTCGCCTTGCTTGCGCTTCAACGTGGTCAGCGCCGCGCCGGTAGCCTTGCTGATTGCGTAGGGGGTATATGAGCCGTTGCCTACAGCATTCAATATTTTGGTGTCGAGTTCATCTAGTTGCGCCTGTAGTGCAGGCATGATAGCAACTGGTTGCATTTCAACACCATCGGCTGGTTGCGCTAGTTCCATTACAGGCTCAACCGTATCAGCGACGGGCGCAACTACAGGCAGCGGCTCAATGGTTGTCTGCGCAACCAACGATTTGGCCTTGGGCTTTGCCGGTTGTGCTACTGGTTGTGCAGGAGATTCGTGCCTATCCGCAACTTCGTGCGAGTATAGAGCAATCGCAACTGGCAACCCAGCGCTAAGCAGCCATGACGCACGCGGCACGTACCATGCGACCGTGCTGTCATAGTAGTAAATCAAATTGACGGCGACGCTGAACGCGGCAAAGCCCCACGAAACCTTCGTGTTGCCCCGGATAGCAAACACCAGCACAGCTACTTCAAACGCAATTGCACCGCCCCACGATTGCAGCCAGCCAAACCAGTTTTTTTCATGCCCATTTGTATAAAACACATACTGAGCGTGGGGCATCTGAGCCAAAAGCGCCAACACCAGCACACTAACCACCGCACTCTGCGATTTTAATTTCAGCGTAACATCTTTCATTTCTACCTCATTTGCCTACAACACGTTCTGTGCATTTTGCGCCCAATCATTCCACAAAAGTCTCATACAGGGTAGATTGACAGATTTGACCCTTCACCTCTGGCGTCTGACACGGTACACGAGGTAGATTTGACGTAGATTTCAGATAGACTTTTCGCCTGACACTCTACTCAATCTACCTCACGCGTACGCCAGCGCCAGCGTAAAACGGGGTGTCACCCACAGCACTTTTACCGGCTTGATTCCGTCCACTAGTACCGGGCAGAACCACTGTAGCGATACATAGAGGAAAGCACCAGCCACCAGAAAAGCCCCAACACCGGAAACTAGCAGCGCTGGCTCAATGACGACGAATGCCAGCAGCGCCACCAATGCCAGCGCCATATTGGGCAACCGGTCATAACCGGCCAATATCAGCAATGAAACAATAGTAATAGCCAACATTAAATTAGTTCCTCCATCTCTTCCTCTGCATCGGCGCCGACCATCTCAAAGGGAAACGCCGGTTTTTGGCTTCGAGCGACTTTTGCTTCACTATCGGCCAGCCACCGACCATGCCGCGCAATCTCGGTCGCAAGCTGCTGTCCCTTGTGCTGATTCCCAACCAGCGCCTTAAGCACCGCTGGTATCATGCGTGCAACTTCGCCCTGATCATCAGCACGTTGGTGCTGGATGATGGATTGTACCGCAACCTCTTGCACACGGGTGAGATCCTGTAGATTCTCGCGCCGCACTTGCGCTTGGTTGCGACTCACGAACCAGAAGACGCCCATCATCGCAACCACAACCAACAGGATACGTGCGCCTTCCTCGCCGAAAAACGCAACCACAACCCCCAAAAACGCAACTAGCACAAGTAGGCACGCAACTGCCGCAACCATGACGATAGTTGCGAAGGTTTTAACCGTGTTGAGGTCAGTTGGTTGCGTTTGCGCGCCAGAGCGTGTCATATCAACAATGCGTGGTTGCTCATTAGTTTGCATGTGCCATACCTCCACCTAAATATTTAATCACTCGTTGCGCCATGCGGTTGTTATGACCCTCGTTGCGCGCATCCCGTCCAAACAACTCAACAACCACAGCCCCCACACCCCCACGTTGCAATTTGCCATCACGGGTATACTGCTCAACAACCGGCTTGGCTTTTCTAGCCAGCTTCGCCACTTCATCGGCTGGGGGTAAAACAATCGGCTGTAGGCGTTGCACTTCGTGCTTGGCAGCGACAACGGCGGCAACTTCCGCTACCCGCTCGCCGACAAAGTAACCTTGCACCCGCACCGGCTGCACACCGTCCCGAATCAACAGCATGGCCCCCTTACCTGGAAGTGACTCAGCGCCGCTGCGCTTGCGACCAGTGATGTGAAAAGCGGTTGTGCTGCTGTCCAGTAGCCCAATCAACTTGCAGCCGAACTGCGACTTGAGTTGCGGCCCGATGAGTGATGAATCTGGCTTTTGCGCCGTGGCAATGATGTTGATACCCAACTCCCGGCCCATGCGCGCCAGTGACGGCAATTCACCCTCAATCACAGCCTTACCGCATTCACTGGCAAGTTCGGCCAATTCGTCAATAAATAGCACAATACGCGGTTCGCATACATCGCCAGCATCCTTGCGCCGCTTCATTTCAGCGTGCAGCCATTTTAGGATAGCAGTTGCCTGTTCCGGTTCGCTGGCATAGGCCAGAACATGCGGACCGTTAGCGAATGGCCGCAAGCCACGGTTCTTCAGATCAATCATCAGTGCTTGTAGTTGCGCCGGCGGATTATTGTCAAGCAGGTCAGCAACCACCGTGCGCAGCATCTCGCTTTTGCCACTGCCAGTCATGCCAGCAATCAGCGTGTGAGCGCTATTGCTATCAACGAGAGAGAGAAAGTTGTCTCTAGCCTCGCCAAATGCGTAGCTGCGACCAACACGGGCTGTAAAAGGCCGTAGTTGCGATAGCGCAAAGTTCAGGTTGACCCGATCTGAGCGCGGCACTTCCACCGCAAATTCAACGCTATCAAAGCGGACTTGCAATGTTCCATCTCGTCGCACATTTGCCAACATGCTGTCAAGCTCAGTCTTTAGCCGAAAGACATCCGCAAACTCAATGCCAGCCGCATAGGGAATGAGTTTGTATCGAATATATCCCGGCGTCTTGATAGCAGTCGGCTTGCTGGTCTTAGGATGACGAGCGGCGACTATGACACAAACATCATGGTCGTAGAAGAACTTATTAATCAGTGCAATCTCGTTCATCATCGTTGAACTCCAGGTCTCCCGGTAAAAGCCGCCAGTTCTGATACAGCACATCTGCCCGCGTGTTGCGCCGAGGCTTGCGAAACCACCACCAGTCAATCAGTAGTCCAAGCAGACCTAGCACAGTCGGCAACCACAGCCATTCGTTCATCGGCGTTTCTTCCCGCATTGGGCGAGCAAAGCGCCCCGCTCGGCATCGTCCATAGCCATCCAATGAATGACTTGCACGTCGGACTGTTCGCCTTCCATGCTGGCAACCCATTCTCGACGGCCAAGCGCGAGTGGTGCAAGCACCCAATTAACTCGTTCGCACAACGAACTGTTGCCAGCAACAGCTTGCCCACCGCCAAAGGCAAACGAACCGCCCAGCAGCCAGTAGGCGACGGGAACAACAATCAGTGTCAACAGAATCATTCTTGCAATTGTTCGCATGTTATCCATCCAAATAATATTTTGCTTGCACCGGCTTCGCTTCCGGCCCAAATGCGGTTTTGATAAGCCAATACAGTCCGCCAGCCGTCAACCACAACGGGGATGTGATTCCTGCGATAAACACCATTGCCACCATCGCCACAGCGCTATTATGGTTGTGCGTCGTGACATTGTTGGTGACGTTGGTGTAGCTGGTCGTCTGGTGGCGATAGTCCACCGTGACCGGCGCTCCGATGTTTTCAAAGTTTATAAAAACAAAAGGCTCCCTTCCGAACTGTGCCAGAAAAGAGCCTGTGTGATAAAATATCCCACTGTTGCCACTTTCCTGGCGACCACGGTCAGGGATGTTACGCCATCGCCTGACCTTTTCTATAACCTACGACACCCACACCACCAGCGCACACGCCGCGCCTATCAGCAAGACAGTGAGCGCCCAATCCGCCAGTTGGCGCTGGCGGCGCAACTGAGCGTTTTCCGCAACCAGCGCCTTGCGCTCCTGCTCAACCGCTTGTAGCCACTGGCGCTGCTCGCTGGTCATGCTCACCCACCCATATCACGGCGACCGGACGAACGCTTACAATTTCAGTAAGTTCGGCCACGGCAATCAATTTGTTAATCATCCGGTTTGGCGTAATGCCGCAAGCCCTTGCGATCTCACGCAATTTTTCAAGATTTGCCGATTCCAACCGGAACGATACTGTCTCACCCACAAAGCACCTCGATAGACCTTAAACGTCATGTTTTCATGATAGTATCACAACGTATTGCAGTTGTCAAGATTATGACGTTTTAGGTCAGTCCCGTTCAACGTTCAGTTGCGGCTGTCTTCGACACGGCAACAATCGGCGGCATGGCCTATCCCGTCACCCACAACACGCGGTATGGGCTGCCATGATCCAGCGTTGCGAGAATCCGAATAACCGAGATTACCCGAAAGTTTTAATCCCGCGACTGGGTTGATGTTGATTCCGGCCCTGGCTTGCGCAATTTCCGCCGTTGTCGATTTTGCAAAGTTTTAATCCCGCGACTGGGTTGATGTTGATTCCGGCCCTCCGGTGCTGTGGCAACATGCTCAAGAGCGGGCGGGGATCAAAGTGCGGACGAACAGAATGATCCGAGTTATGCCCCCGGGAGAAACCAGAGCAAGGGCCCGTTCCAACCATCTAAAACCCCTCCCGGCTTCCCCTGCGGCCAACTCCGCTCCTGAGGGCGAGCGACGCAATAAAAAGTGTCTATCTCTGCGTTGTCCAGTCGATGAACCAATGACGACGGCGACTATCACCCACGTGGACAGCAACACAATGGCGCTACGCATGGACAACTTTGACGGCAAGCGCAAGGATGAGATCAAGGCGATGGCCGGCGCTGCCTACGACAACGGCGCTTGGCTCCTGTCGCCCATGCACCTGCCCCGGCTCAAGCCGCTGTTTTCCCGCATGACTGTTGCGCCGGAAGTCATCGCCGCTTATCATGCCGCCTTGCGCCGGATGATGGACGACCTGTCCGGCAGCCTGATCCCCCGGCCATCAGCAACAATTCCATCTAACCGAGTCAGCCGATTCCCGGCGCGGTTTTCCTCTCGCAACATGCCGTCCAGTTCTCCCAGCCGTTCGTAGACCTCGGACATTTGCGCCTCTATTCGTTTCACCTGTCGATTGTAGCGGCTGGCGTTCATTGCGCCGGTTAGTGCCATGCCTGTCCCTTCACTCCTGTCCCTTCACTCCTGTGATAAAAAGTTTTCAACTCTAGCATTGTATACCCTCTTTTTGCTGATATGATCCCAAATTCATAATTATGTTCTATTCTAAAAGTCATATTTACCTGTTGACAAGCATAAAATGCTATGGTAACATGTACATAAAGTCATGTAAATGACTTTTTAGAACATGGGAGAATGAGATGAATCTAAACACAGTTGGCGGGCGGCTGATGATTGCCCGCAGAAGAAAGGGCTGGACACAAAAGGAAATGGCCGAACTACTGAATGAGCAGCACGGCATCGCCACGGATCAATCCTTTTGGTCGCATGTTGAAAATGGACGGCGCGGAATTTCCATGCCGGTATTTGTTGCGGTAGCGGATTTACTAGAAGTTTCGCTCGACTACTTGACTGGTAGAGCGAAACAGGAGGAACAAAAGCATGAGGTCGAATATGCTGCATGATGACGGCTCCGGTGTTCGACAGGTTGTAATGACCACCGCGTCAGGTCATTCGTTCACGCTGCGCTACACGCTAATCGCTGCGGACATCGAACGTACAAAGGAGATTGCGATGTGGATGTGTCAACACATGTGTCAACACTGCTAAATGGGAACTATCACACGCCAGAAGATTTGCTGCCATCACGTGCATTGCCAGAACGTGCGGCTATGCCAAGCCTACCGGAAGCCGCACGCCACGATCCTGTTCTGGCCGCAAAGGCTTGTGCTTGGCTTGATGAGTATATCGCGTTTAGCCGGATATGGTCACCGCGCGCCCATGATGATTTTCATGAATCGGTTGGGATATGGCTTCTGTCCACCGTGGCGGCCCGGCGTGTCACGATTGACTTTGGCAAGCGCCGATTTACGAGTTTGTATATTGCCCTGGCAAGCCGAACGTCGGTTTTTGCAAAATCGACAACGGCGGAAATTGCGCAAGCCATATTAAAATGCGCTGGCCTGACCCACATGCTGGCGCCCGATGACGCTACGCCACAGGCGTTTGTGCGCAGCATGACCTACCAAGTCCCGATGGAATATGGCGACATGGATAGCAACAAGCAAGAAGAGCGCAAGCGCAAAGTGGCCTTTGCTGCCCAGAAGGGCTGGTACTTTGATGAGTTTGGACAGAAAGTGTCGGCCATGATGCGCGATGGCGGATTTATGGCCGATTTTCGCAGCCTTCTGCGCAAGTTCGATGACACGCCAGATACCTACGAATACGAAACCATTGGTCGTGGCAACGATACTGTATATTCGCCCTATTTGGCGCTCTTGGCGAATCTAACGCCGGCTGACTTGCAGCCCTACGCCAAGCGGGGCGCGGCCCTGTGGAATGACGGCTTCTGGGCGCGCTTTGCCTTCGTCACGCCACCGCTGAACGCAGTCAGAAAAAACGAGCGCTTTCCCCAGGAGCAGCGAATCACACCTATTGCGCTCGTCAAACCCATTGCCGACTGGCACAAGCGGTTGGGTATTCCCGATGTGCAAATGATAGACCGTGGGGCAAAGTACGAGGCGGTTGTTACCCACAAGCAACCACAACTTTGCAGGATGGGCAATGGGGTCTATGACGCCTATTACCGCTACAACGATGCTCTTATCGATATTGTATCACAAAGCCGTCTAACGGATCTCGATGGGAACTATGCCCGGTTGCCGGAAAAGGCGCTCCGGGTAGCAATGCTGCTTGCCAGCCTGGAAGGCAAAGACATCATCGAGCTACGCCACTGGCATCGAGCGCAGCAGGTCGCAGAGACCTGGCGACTCAACTTGCATAATCTTTATGACCAAATTGTTGGCGAAGCAGAAACGCCGAAAATTGTAGCGATGGAAGACAGGATTATGCAGCTTATCAGTCAGAAGGGGCCGCTGACCGTCCGTGAAATCGTGCAGAATGTTCGTGGTCTCGATTCTGGGCAGGCTAGGATATTGGTTAAATCAATGGTCGATGCTGGGTTCTTGGCGCACATGAAGGATGGCCGGACAGAGCGTTACAGGCTGGAAGTGCCGCCAGAATAGTTTCAAAGTGCAGGCATGTAGACTGTAGATCAATAATAATAATAATAATTTACTAGAGTAAATCTTGTCTGCACTTTTAAAAAGAGATTTTTGAGCAAATTTGAGGGTTTTAAAAGTGCAGACAAGATTCAGTCGAGTAGATGAAAATTTTTACAAGTGTACCCTACTGTCTGCGGTCTACATGCCTGCACTTTAGTTCTGGCTAATCATTTTTGTTATTCTTGGCTAAATTCAAAAAACAACTGTCGAGGATTTATGCAAGTTACAGCATTTTTGTTAACACCGGAACGCCAGCGGAAGCTTGCCTTACTGGCGCAACGTGAGGGCGTAACAGCGGCGGAAATACTAGATCAGCTGGTGGATGACGCGTCGGTCGAGCGGGTAGTAATGCGAAATATCATTGCTTCTGCTGACGCTGAAGCAATCTCTAAAATCATGCAGCGGATTGCCTGGATCAGTAATCCAGTGGTTGTGGCGGCGATGACTGGTATTGCCGCTGGTGGTTGGGTGACGTACCCCAGGGGAAAAGCATGACGGATATTGCGATACCACAAGGGATCAGCGCTGCCTTATCAAATGGCTATGCATTGGCCCTTAGTATTAGTGGCGGCAAGGACAGCCAAGCTATGGTAAGCGCTGTAATGAGTGCCTATCACGCCAACGGGTGGACAGGCCCCGTCTTTGCCATTCATAGCCATTTGGGGCGCGCCGAATGGCCCCAAAGCTTGCCCCACTGTGAAGTGATTTGCGAAGATGCCGGTATACCGCTGGTGGTTGTGGAAAGGGCGCAAGGTGATTTAGTGGATCGGCTGTGGGAACGTCTTGAGAAGCTGCGCGGTCAAGGCAAGCCATTTTGGCCGTCTGCGGCGAATCGAT